GATTTCGACTACATCGCGGCCTCGGACAAGGACCTGCTGACGATCCCGGCCAAGGTCTACAGCCAGCTCAAGGACACCATCACGGACGTATCCCCTGCGATGGCCAACTACAACTGGCTCCTCCAGGCCCTGGTGGGGGACCGCGTTGACGGGTACGCCGGGTGTCCCGGAGCGGGACCAGTCAAGTCCAAGGCCATCCTGGAGCGCGTCACGGCCATCCCTGGCGAGGTCTGTGGATCGGAGCTTCACGGGGCCTGGGAGGCTGTGGTCGAGGCCTACGAGGCCAAGGATCTGACAGCCGAGGACGCCCTCCAGCAGGCTCGCGTGGCTCGCATCCTGCGCCCCCTGGACTGGGATTTTGACGCCTGTAAGCCCATTTTGTGGACCCCTTGAACTTGGGGTGTCACTACTAGAGGAAACCCTAAATGAACAAGGACATCGTAAAAACCATCATCGAGGACGCCCAGGGTCGCTTCCCCACCCGAGGGGTCTCAGAGCGCCTAGACGGCTCCGACGACCCCACCGGCCTCCTGCCCGTGATTATGCGGGACGCGGGGCGGTCAGAGGTTCTGGAGTTCTTCATCTCCCGGCTTACGGGGGAGTACGACATCCGCTTTGACACCCCTGTGGAGGCCGCCGCGCCGAGGGGACCCATCCCCGTTGACCAGTACCTAGGAGGTGCTTGATGTGCGGAAAAACCCCTAAGCCCCCGTCAATCCGAGAGATCCCCAAAGCCCCGGCACCTGCCGAGTCTGCGGTGCGGGTCCAGGAGACGATGGAGGCCACCGAGCAGGCCAGGGCAGGAGCGGCCCGCCAGACCATGTCCAGGTTCGATGTGAGGCTCCCCTCCAACTTCGACATCCCACGATGAAGACCTGCTTCGTCTGCCACGAGGCCCGCCCGCTGGAGGATTTCCACCGGGACGCGAGCAAGTCAGACGGACGACGACGCACCTGTAAGCCATGCCGCGCCTTGAGTTCCCGTTGGGAGAAACTTGAGGCGCGGTATTCTCTGTCTCGGGAGGAGTTCTATGCGCTCCTCGATGAGCAGGGCGGGCGCTGCGCGATCTGTCTGACCCACCTGCCGAAAGGCACAGCCGTCGTAGACCACTGCCACGAAACCGGCGTGGTCCGGGGTCTTTTGTGTACCCCATGTAATCTCGGCCTTGGTCATTTCAAGGACGGGCGCGAACCTTTCCTCTTCGATCAGGCCCGAGCCTACGTCACCAAATGAACCCCTCCACACTACAGACCCAGTACCGCCTGCTTGAGCAGTCGCGCTGGGAGTTCCTCGAAGCCGGCCATAAGTGCTCTGTCCTGACGATCCCGTCAGTGCAGCCGCGCGAGAATATGAGCCGCACCGAGCTGCCCAACAACTTCCAATCGGTTGGAGCCCGGGGCGTAAACAACCTCAGCTCCAAGCTGATGCTTAGCCTCTTCCCCCCGACTCTGCCCTTCATGCGCCTCGAAATGAGCCCCGCAGCTAAGGCGGAGATCGTGGCCGAGAGTGGTGAGGAGTCCGCCAAGGTTGTCTCAGAGATCGAAGCCTCCCTTCAGCTTCTGGAGCAGCAGGCTCTCTCCGAGTTCGACACGGACGGCTGGCGCCCCGCCCTCGCTGAGGCCATGCGCCTCCTGGTCGTGACGGGCAACGCCCTCATCTACGACCGTCCGGGCGGCAAGTCCCCTGTGACTGCGGATCTGCGACACTACGTAGTGGACCGCGACCCGGACAACCGCCTCCGCGCGGTCATCCTGCGCCAAGGTATTGGGCGGGAGGACGCCGAGGAGCGCCTGGGTCACACCCTCACGCGCGAGCAGATGGCCTCCACGGCCTCCGATGTCGCCACGGAAGGCGGTGCCAACAAGGACGTTCTGGACCTCTACACCGGAGCCCGGCGTACCTCTACGGGTCGCTTTGAGTTCTGGCAGGAGATCGCAGGGGAGCCCGTCGAGGGCACCTTGCGTACCGTGTCCGAGGACGACCTCCCGCTGATGCCTCTCCAGTTCTGCCCGATCTACGGCTACTCCTACGGTCGTGGGTTCGTCGAGGATGTGCAAGGGGACCTCCTGGTCCTTGAGCAGATCTCCCGAGCCCTGGCTGAGGCTGCGCTGGTGATGAGCAAGGTTATCTTCCTTGCCCGCCCCGGCTCTGCCACGAAGCCTGCCGCTATCGCCAAAGCCCCCAACGGCTCTGTGCGTGTCGGCGACCCCGAGGATATTGGGGCCGTCCAGGCGAACAAGGGCGGTGACCTGATGGTCGCCTACCAGAAGCAGAACGACATCGCCCTGTCCCTTAGCAAGGCCTTCCTCCTGAACTCTTCCGTCCAGCGGGCGGGTGAGCGCGTGACCTCTGAGGAGATCCGCTATGTGGCTCAGGAGCTTGAGGACGCGCTGGGTAACACCTACGCGGCTCTCGCCCAGACCGTGCAGCGACCCATCGTCATGTACCTGTTCAACCGGATTCGCAAGACGATCCCCGGTATCCCGAAAGAAATTCAGCCCGTGATCGCCACGGGTCTTGAGGCCATCAGCCGTAACCACACGGCTATGCGTATCCAGCAGTTCCTGGGCGCTCTCCAGCAGAGCATCCCGCCGGACCAACTGGTTGACTACGTTCGATTCGAGGCAGTGGCCGCTGATATGGCGACCGCCCTCAACCTACCCAAAGACCAATACCTCCGAACTCCTGAGGAACTCGCGGCGATCATGCAGCAGCGTCAGCAGCAGCAAGCCGTCGAGTCGCTCGGCCCGGAAATGCTCCGTCAAGGAGCCCAGCAACAACCGCCCCAATGAGTACACAACCTGAACCCCAGCCCGTAGACGTTACCCCCTCTCCCGCCCCGGCCCCGGTGGACTCCCTGGAGATCCCCGCAGCCCCGGAAGCTCAGCCCGCAACGGCCGAGGATGTCGCCCGCCTTCAGAGCGAGCTGACCGAGATGCGTAGGCGTGACACGGCCCGGCAGGTCACTGAGACCCTGGGTGGTGACAGCGTGGTCCGTGACGCGATGTCGTGGGCTCAACAGAACATGACGCAGACGCAGCTCGACGCGATCAACGCTGATATGTCCCGGGCCTCCGTGGACGGGCAGACTGCGATCATGCGCGGTATCATCGAACAGTCCGGCGTGGCAGCAACCGCCTTCGCCTCTGGTACATCCGCGCCCTCCGGCACGGTCCCCTTCGCCTCGCATGAGGCTATGCTTACAGCGCAGCGGGACCCGCAGTACAGCACCGACCCCGCCTACCGCGCTGACTTCATGCGCCGCCTTGCGGCCTCCAACCTATGAAATTCCTCCCCTTCCTCCTCCTACTTCTCCCGCTCTTCGGCTGTGGCTCCCTGAGCGCCTTCGGCGACAAGGCTGAAGCCATTCAAGAGGAGACGACTGTTCTCCTTGAAGGCGTGGACGAGGAGTACACCGCTGGCACACTCACCGCAGAGGAGCGCGACGAACTCATCCGCGCCATCCTCGTCGAGTCCAAGGAGCGGTTGGATGCCGCTGCCCGTGAGACCGGCGACGACATTCTCCTTACCGGCAACGCCGTACTTGATATGCTGCTGCTCGTCCTCTTCGGAGGCGCAAGCGGTGGCGGTATGCTGGCCCTGACCCGTAAGATTCGCGGACCGCGCGAAGCCTAATCCCGAAAGGGTGGCCCCAGCCCTGCTGGGGTCTTCATATAACCCCCCGGAAGTCTGTGAGTCCCATGCGGCAGGACGCCGGGGGGTTGGCCGTGTAGAGTACGAAGCAGCGACCCGCCCAAGGGCGGATAAGTCGAGGACGCGGACGCTCATAATGGCAACCCACCTTCCTGTTCACTACACAACTACTTAGAGAGATACCACTATGGCCGCACCCACTGTTGACGTTGTCACGCAGCCCGGAGTTAGACAACTCCAGGGCAACGAAGACCAACTCTACCTCACGATGTTCTCGGGGGAAGTCCTCAATGTCTTCCGCGACAAGAACCTCATGATGCAGAAGTCCCGCGTGATGAACGTCGGACCCGGCAAAGACTTCCAATTCCCGAAGATTGGTCAGGCGGACACCGCCTACCACGTCAAAGGTCAGTCCATCCTTGACGGAACGGCTTACCTTAGCGACATCGAGCACACGGACACCGTCATCCCGGTTGACAAGATCCTCCTGTCCTCGATCTTCGTGGACAACTGGGATGATATCGTCAAGCACTACGAGACTCGCTCGGAGTACGCCACCCAGCTTGGTGCCGCTCTGGCGCGCAAGATGGATAAGCAGCTCTTCGCGCTTGCCGCGAACCACGCGCTTTCCGATGTCGGCTCGGACTTCGACTCGGCCATCAACGCCGACAAGACCAACTCCCAGAAGATCGACAAGCTGAACGTAAACGAGACCACCACCCTCGGTATGCAAGCCCTGGAGGACTCGATGGTCGAGGCCGCAGCCGGCTTCGCCGCACGCGATGTGCCGATGGATGACGTTTGCTTCTTCATTCGCCCGGACCAGTACTACGCCCTCCAGAAGTACGGCGCTCTCCTCAACACCGACTTCGGCAACGCCGGGAACGGTTCGCAGGCGAACGGCGCGATCTTCAAGGGCTACGGCTTCAACATCGAGTGGACGAACCACCTCCCGCAGGGCGCTGTTGTGCCCGGCACCGGTGAGTCTTCCGCTTACGCGACCGGGCGGGGTATCACCGCCCTCGCGATGGAGCGTGGAGCCGTCGGCACCGTCATGCGTCAAGGCGTCCAAACGGAAACTGACTACCAGGTCGAGCGTCAAGGCACTCTGCTTGTCTCCAAGATCGTCTGCGGCCACGGGGTTCTTCGCCCTGAGTGCCTCGCCACGATCTACGACTCCAACGTCGCCCAGGCCTGATCCAACCACTTAGAGCAACTGCTCAGGCGGCACTCCGAATTCTCGGGGTGCCGCCCCCTTTTACCCCTTCAATGACATGACCTTCGACCAACTCGCCGCTGTCAACCGCATCCTTGCGGCCCAGGGTCTACCCCCGGTGAACACCATTGACGGGGACACCTCAAAGAACACGCAGATCGCGCTGTCGATGCTGCGACAGGCCTCTACCGACATCCAGTCTGAGGGCTGGGCGTTCAATACGGAATACGAGTATCCGCTCTCCGTGGACGCCGCTACGGGCTTCATCAACATCCCCGAGAACATCACCCGGTGGTTCTCCGACGTAGAGCCCTGGCTGATCCAGCGAGGCTCCCGCCTGTACGATCGTCGGGACAAGACATACATCTTCACCTCTGCCGTAAACGGGACCGCCCAGTTTGAGCTGGGGTGGGATGAACTCCCCCTCGAAGCCAAGACCTGCATTGCAGCACGTGCGGCGCGCATCACATACGAGCAGTACGTGGGCGCCGACGAGACCCGCCAGAACCTCTACATGGAGGAGAAGAACGCGACGATGGT